CAGAGTTCGATATGGGTAAGGACGCATGGGCGGCGATGTCGCCAGCAGAAAAGGCCACGAAGATTGATGAAATCGAAGAGCTGTTTGATGACATCACGCGCGACATAGTAAAGACCGAGCAAGGTATCAGTGCAGCAAACTTGATGCACTATGAGACCAACGTGATTGAGAGAGGGCAATATGATGAATATCTCAGATGAGCGGAGACTGACCAGGGCGATTGAGAAGTATGGGGAAGATGACCCGTACGTAAAAATGATCCGCGATCAGATCGCATCCAGTTCTCGCAACCAAAGCGCACGGGACATGTACGTCACCGGCATGATGAAACGAGCGCCTGAGCGGGCCAAGTGAAACTCCAGCTAAAGACCCCGCGCTGGTCTCTGCCGATCCTCAAGCGCCCCGACGCCCGCTATCTGGGGGCATACGGTGGCCGAGGATCTGGCAAGTCGCACTTCTTCGCAGAGATGCTGATCGAGCGCAGCGTCAGCGAAAAGGTTGACGCGGTCTGCGTGCGCGAGGTGCAGAAGTCTCTGGCTCAATCGGTCAAGAAGCTGATCGAGAACAAGATCGAGGAGATGGGCGTTGGCCACATGTTCGAGATCCAGCAGACGCAGATCAAGTCTGCCCACGGCGGCGTGATCGTGTTCCAGGGGATGCAGAACCACACGGCAGACAGCATAAAGTCGCTGGAAGGTTTCGACATCGCGTGGGTGGAAGAAGCGCAATCGATCAGCCAGTTTTCGCTGGACATCCTGCGCCCGACCATCCGCAAGCCCGCATCGCAGCTTTGGTTCACATGGAACCCAAGATACGACACAGACCCGATTGAGCAGTTGCTGCGTGGGCCTGGAGCGCCTGACAAGACGGTTGTGATTGAGGTCAACTATAGCGACAACCCTTGGTTTCCCGAGGTGCTGCGCGAGGAAATGGAATACGACAAGCGGCGCGATCCTGACAAATACATGCACGTCTGGAAGGGCGAGTATGTCCGCAACAGCGAAACCCGCGTGTTCAAGAACTGGACCATTGAGGAGTTCGAGGCACCGCCAGACGCCGTGCATCGCCTGGGCGCAGACTGGGGCTTTGCCACCGATCCGACCGTTGGCGTGCGCTGCCACATCATCGGGCGCAAGCTCTACATCGACCATGAGGCCTATCAGGTCGGCTGCGAGATCGTGGACACGCCGGCGCTGTTTATGACGATCCCCGACGCTGAACGCTGGCCGATGGTGGCCGACAGCGCCCGGCCCGAGACCATCAGCCACATGCGCAAGAACGGCTTCCCGAAGATCCAGCCCGCCGTCAAGGGGCCGAAGTCGGTCGAGGAGGGCGTCGAATGGCTGAAGTCTTTTGACATCGTGGTGCATCCGCGCTGCAAGCACACCATCGATGAACTGACGCTCTACAGCTACAAGACCGACCGCGACACGGGCAGCATTCTCCCGATGCTGGAGGACAAAGAGAACCACGTCATCGACGCTCTGCGCTATGCCTGCGAAGGCGCACGCCGGGCAGGCAAGCAGGAGAAGGCGAAGCCCCGCCTCGTCCCTGTGATGATGCCGATGGCACGTCATTGATATTCTGTTGGGCCTGTCATATACTGCGGCCCAAATATCCAGCGAAAGGCGCGCACCTTGGCCCGCATGACCAAAGACCAGCGGCTTGCAAACGTCCATGCAGAAGCATTGGCCGAGTTCGATGACATCCAAGGCGTGATGCGCGATGAGCGTTTGCAGTGCCTGGAGGATCGCCGCTTCTACTCCATCGCCGGCGCGCAGTGGGAGGGCAACCTCTATGAGCAATACCTGAACAAGCCCAAGTTCGAGGTGAACAAGGTCCACCTCTCCGTCATGCGGATCATCAACGAATATCGCAACAACCGCATCACGGTTGACTTCGTCAGCAAGGACGGCACAGCCGACGACAAGCTGGCCGACGTGTGCGATGGGCTGTTCCGGGCCGACGAGCAGGACAGCGGCTCCAACGAGGCATACGACAACGCATTTGAGGAGGCCGTCGGTGGCGGCTTCGGTGCGTTCCGCCTGCGTGCTGTCTATGAGGACGAATACGACGAAGAGAACGAAAAGCAGCGCATCCGCATTGAGCCGATCTACGATGCCGACAGCACGGTGTTCTTTGATCTGGACGCCAAGCGCCAGGACAAGGCCGACGCGCGTCTGTGCTACGTTCTCACCGCGATGACCCGTGACGCGTACCGCTCCGCATGGGATGACGATCCGACCACTTGGCCGAAGGGCATTGAACAGTGGGCCTTTGACTGGGCCACGCCTGATGTCGTCTATGTGGCCGAGGTCTACCGCGTCGAGGAGGCGTCAGAGACCATCCGCATCTTCCAGACCATCGACGGGCAGGAAGAAAAGTATTCCGAAAAGGACTTCGAGGACGACGAAGAACTGGAGATGATGCTGGAGGCTGTCGGCACCAAAGAGGTCCGCCAGCGCCGCGTTAAGCGCCGCAAGGTGCGCAAGTATATCATGTCTGGCGGCAAGGTGCTGGAAGACAGCGGCTACATCGCCGGCGACCAGATCCCGATTGTCCCTGTCTACGGCAAGCGTTGGTTTGTGGACAACATCGAGCGGTGCATGGGCCACGTCCGTCTGGCAAAGGACGCCCAGCGGCTGAAGAACATGCAGCTTTCCAAGCTGGGCGAGATCAGCGCGCTTTCGACGGTTGAAAAGCCGATCTTCACGCCCGAGCAGGTGGCCGGCCACGAGATGATGTGGTCCGAGGACAATCTGCGAAACTATCCCTACCTGCTGCTGAACACTGTGACCGACGCCAACGGCGGCGAGGTTCTGTCAGGCCCGGTCGGCTACACCAAGCCGCCGCAGATCCCGCCTGCGCTCGCTGGCCTGTTGCAGATTACTGAGCAGGACATGAGCGATCTGCTGGGCAAGCCCGACGCTGCCGAGGAGGTCGTCTCCAACATCAGCGGCAAGGCCGTGGAACTGATCCAGCAGCGTCTGGACATGCAGACCTTTATCTACATGTCGAACATGTCCAAGGCCGTGAAGCGTTGCGGTGAGGTCTGGCTGTCGATGGCGCGTGACATCGTGGTCGAGCCTGGCCGCAAGATGAAGTCTGTGGGCCTCGGCGGTGAGTTGTCCAGCATTGAGATCGGCAAGCCGATGCTCAACCCCAAGACCGGCGAAGTCGAATACGAAAACGACCTGTCCAATGCCAAGTTTGACGTGGCTGTCGATGTCGGCCCGGCCTCGGCCACCAAGCGCAGCGCCACGGTTCGCGCGCTGTTGGGCATGATCCAGATCGCGCCAGATCCTGAGACGCAGCAGGTGCTGACATCGATGGCCATGATGAACATGGACGGCGAGGGCATCGGCGAGGTGCGTGCCTACTTCCGCGACAAGCTGATCAAGATGGGCGTCATCCAGCCGACCGAGCAGGAAGGCGAGAAGCTGTTGGCCGAAATGCAGGCCGCGCAGCAGCCCGATCCGCAGGCGCTTTATCTTCAGGCCGCCGCGATGGAAGCGCAGGCCAAAGCGGGCCAGGCTCAGGCCAATACAGAATACACCTTGGCGCGTGCGGAAGAGACCCGCGCCAAGACCGTTGAGGTGCTTGCTGGCATTCAGCAGAAAGAGCGCACCAACGTCGTAGAAACGGCGAAGGCTCTGCAAGAGACCGTCGCCACCGGAATGCGGCAACCGCCCAGCCGCACAATGTAATGGGTGAGAAAATCGCGAGGATCGCATGACTGAATTGGCAGAACAGATCGAAGAGGACTTTGAAGTCGAAACTGAAGAAACCGAAGTTGACGAGGCCGATATGGCCGAAGGCGATGAGGCCGAAGCAGAAGACGAAGAGGTTGTGATTTCGATTGACGGGGAAGCGCCAGCCCCGGAGGAAGATGAGGAAGCCCGCGCCCCTGATTGGGTCCGGGATCTTCGCAAGCAGTATCGTGAAGAGAAACGTCGTGCCAAGGAACTGGAACAGCGTCTAGCACAGGTCGAACAGCGGAACACACAGGCGGTCGCGCCCCTTGGACCAAAGCCAACGC